ATTGCACCTAGTCCCATCCTCTTAGTAGACCATGATCTGGGAAAACCATGGTCCGAGGAGCCGGTTTCTTACCGGACGATACCCAGGCAGATTACACGCTTCTCGTAATACCTCCGTGCAGAGCTGACTATGCTTGTTCAACACAGATATCTTTCCCTTACTGCTTGACTCAGAAAACTGAAAGTATCAGGATAGAAGTTTGAGGTAACTTTTTAAGTTTCATCAAGTAAAGAAGAGAGGGGGGGACTTTTAAGGAGAATTTATGAATAACTCATAAATTTAAAGACGAATATCAGCGATCTTGAAATCCTCAAAGGCTTTAGCCTTCTTAGACTCAATATTCGTTACATTGATATTAACCTTACTTTTAACTGCATTAATATAAACAGGTGAACCGAATGTCCACGTTACAGACCACATTCGTTGAACATGAGTTAGTAGTAATGAGAATGATATAGTTGGGCTTTCACCGGACTCGACCTTGACACTAGTTATCTTCTTCATGGCTGCCATTGCAGCGTTGAACACGGATCTCTGAACGATTCCAGCACGTTCAGTCTCTCCGAGCCACATCTCATGAAGACTATTACGTAGAACATCAAGAAGCCCGGATCGGGCTCTAGCAACCATTGCCTCCGAACCAGAACGAAGTGCTGAAAGATGAGCTAGCACACGCTCGTGCTCATAATGAGCAGCTAAAACTATAGGATGAGACCAATTAAGGGTAGGCATAATCTCAAGTGCATGTAGGCGCTCTTTCTCCGTCATACGATCAAAGAGAACAGTTGGCCAGACTTTCTCCACTTCGGGAGCTGCCATAATTGCAATGGTTTCTGCCATTAACATAGTCCCTTTAAGAAGAGAATCGACACGTTTAAGTTGCTCAGACACAAGAGCGAAGGTAAATGCTGATTCGAGAGCCTTAGTATCTGCAAGTAGAGTTTGAGACCAAGCACGCTCGATCTTAAGTAGAGAACTAACATCTACTGCACTAACTAGACCTGAAACAGAAGTAGGGACTGCATTTAATACAACAAGACCTTGGAAAGATCTTGTGTCAACAAGACCAGCAATGAAAGTTAACCAGTTGTTTTCACCAAGTGCCCATCCACGTTTTGCAAATACATTCTGAAGATCAGAGGCCATATACCCGTACTTCTGTGCCTTGACGATCAGTTTAACTGGGATTGCAGTCAACTCATGACCATTTAGGAAAATCCTTTTACAGATCTCACCTGCTTTCACCAGTTTCTGGCCGTGTACTACAGATTTACTAGTATTAACTGGCACATCTAACTTAGCCATAAGTTCAAGATAGTGTTTGGCCACGTCGGATCCAGTAAGAGTGTTGTCGTCGCCGAGGATAACATATTTATTGTAACTTTTGAGACCAGCTCGCATAGCAGCAATTTGAGTAATAACATGATGTGTAAGACCTAGCATAGGAAACGAGGATTTAGCGCCCATAGGCTGACCTCTCGCGTATTTCACTGTCCCACCGGTAGGAGTAGCGAAATCACGAGCGGACATAATAGCGGCCCAGTTGTCGGCCAGGATGTCAGAGCCGAGTAAGAATTTAAGAATTTGCCGTTGTATGGCAAGAGGTAGCTTATCAGTTGCAGCGGTCAGATCGAAAGAGTAGATCTCAGTGTCCTTCTCAGCAGTCCAATCTTTCACCTTAGTGATGATTTTGTCCTGGTTAAATGTTCCATCTGCTGACAATCTTTTCAAGAAGAAAGCAACAGTATCATGAAGAGGAGTAAGGAGAGCCTGAGTCCAGTAATCAAGTATAGCGACGAGTCGGGTCTTGCCACCCCATTCTTCAATGGCATGAATACGGCCAGCAACTACCGGATCATTTGGTTTTCTACCTGTTAAGATAGAGGGAGCCTCAACGCAACTAACCATTTGATCGAAAATCCACGTTAACGCGGCTGCCTGTGAGTAGTCTTGGAATGCATGACTAAGTACGGAGTTAGAGAAGACTGCTTTCGCATCTTCATGAGCAGACCAAGTAGCTTGACCATTAGGGCCAGCAGTATTAATAACTCTGAGTTTGGCATTCTCACAATTAGATCTAAATACTGCGGTGAATTCAGCGGGAGTGATCCCAAGGCGTAACAGTGCATCTGGAAAGTCCTTAGTATAATCAGGTACATCTGCACCTTTCGATGTGATTGTATGATATGCAGGAGGAACAGGGACTACCACTACACGATGCGAACTAAGTAAGGCGTATAAGACCTGTATGTGTAACATGGCCTTAGTATCATTGAACATATTAGGGATAAAGTGTTTAGAAATGAATGGTATAAGGTCGATAAGTACATATGGTGCAGAATGAGTAGGAGACCAGTCCTTATGATTGAAAAGAGAGTGATCAAGTCTGTTTCCACGTAAGAACTCAAGGATCCAAAGACCAAGTGATTTATACAGTGCAATGGCATCAATCGCATCGACGTCAACACGTGATATCATTGTATTATGGAAAGCAGTAAGAAGAGAAATGAAATCAGGTGTCACTATAGAAATATCGTTAAGATTTAAGATAAGAATTAAAGCATTAAAGAGTGTATCAAGATTAGTTCTTGTAACTTTTCTCGCCGAAGGCGATGTATCAGGCTGCATAATTGGTAAAGTTGTGTTCCGCATATGATGACTTTTACTTTATGGAAACTAGTAATTACGGCTATCTAATTTTCCCCCTCGTGTAATCATAGCCCGAATACACGTGAGTAGACACAGTACCTCTGCAGTTCAATCTTTACTACAGACAGCTAAGGTACGCTACTAGACCGAACCCAATTCCGACAATCGTACCAATTGGACCTCCTGCATGTATATGGCCACTTTACACACAGGCCTCAATTGGCCGAGTTTGAACCTATTAGGTTGAGAAAAGTAGGATGAGCAGTGCCAGG